GATTGAAATTAAAGATTTAAAAGGATTCCCTGATTACCACGCTGGTAGTGATGGATTAATCTACACAACAAAGAAAGCTCCTAGATACAATCCTAATGGTGAATTAAGAGTACTTAAACCACGTACTCACCCATCAGGGTATTTATACTATGGATTATTCGTAGGAGGTAAAGCTAACAAACAAAGATTATGGAGAAGAGGTCATAGATTAATAGCTGAGACATTTATAGGTAGAATTCCTAAAGGATTAGAAGTGAATCATAAAGACGGTGATAAACATAATAATAATCCTATTAATTTAGAATATATGACAAGACAAGAAAATGTTACTCACTATCATACAGTAACTAAACCAAATAGAAATGCATAAAATACAAATTGGAACTTGGTTAGAGTGGATAATAGATTTATTTACTTTAGGTTGGGGACAAAGATTATCAGAATGGATAGCAATAGATTTATTAAAATATAAATCATGCGGATGCTGTGAACGGAAACAATGGTTAAATAGATTAACCAATAAATCCTATGATGGTCAATGTAATGGAATAAAATTTTAATAATGATAGAATTAGAAATACAACAAAAAGAAAAATGGAAAGAGTATATCATAAGAGAAGCTCAGTATCCTTTACCTGATGAATGTAAAGGTGGATTATGTATTGATGCTGGTTGTAACATAGGTGACTTCCCTATTAATCAAAGAGATAGATTTGACAAGTATATTTGCTTTGATGTCTTTGATAAGAATATTGATGAAGCTATAGCTAATACAAAAGATTTAGGATTAGATATAGAAATACATAAGCAAGCAGTATGGAATACAACTAATGAATGGATTGATGTAATGGCATATGAACCTTGGGATACAAAAGATATTAATCACTTTGGTAATAGTGGTAATATAGGATGTGTAGAGTTTACAGGTGAAATGGGTGAAAGCTGGAATAAGAATAATGTAATAGGATTAGTATCTACAATATCAATAGATACAATTGTGGACAAATGGGGTGAAATAAATTTACTTAAGATAGATGTAGAAGGAAGTGAATATCAATTCCTAATGAATAAAGACTTATCAAATATTAAATGGATTACAGCAGAGATACATGGTGATGTTGATAAGCAAAAGGATTTATTAAATTGGATATCAAATACACATGAAGTAGTAGCAACTGAAGGAAACATAAAAACTTGGAAAAGAAAATAATATGGAAAACAAATACGCACCATTATCAGAAGAAGAATTTATAGAATTGAAAGGTAACTTAGAAGGTATCAAAGCTTTCTTACCTGAACACCTAATGGGACAGTTTTGGGAAAAGTGTAATAGAATAAGAGGTGAAAGAATTAACCAACCATGTGGTTGTGCTTCAGCAGCTGGGTTATGGGGAGAATGTGTTGCAGTACTTCGTAAGTTTGTTAATGAAAGAAGTTAATGCCATTATCAAAATTAGAAATAGAAAATAATAAAAGATTAGAAGTTCTTTATAGAGAATCGCATTTATGGCTTTGCTCAGCAACTTTTAATATTGTAAAGAATAAAGAAACAGCTAATGATTTAGTTGGAGATTTATATGTGTATTTAGGTGAGAAGGTAAGGCCTCATATATGGTGGGGTAAATCATTCAACGTAATGTATTGTTACTCGTTTGTAAAGAGTAGATTCCTAAATAAGATTAAGAGAGATAAGAAGATTAGATACCAAGCGGATAATCCGATTGATAATACACCTGATATAGAATATGATGAGGAGTGGGATACGAAGCTAGAAGAAACATATAATGAAGTAGTAGCTGAATTAAAGAATATGGAAAGAAGCCGTAATTGGCCGGCAAGTAAGTTAGCACAAATATATTGGTTTACTCCTAATATGACATTGGAAAAACTATCTAATGAAATTAAAATATGTAAATCAACCTCCTTTACTAATGTTAAGAAAGCTAAGATGCATTTAAGAGAAACAATAGAAAATCCTTTTAAATGAAATCAGTAATACAAATTGGTAAGAGGATTGGATGGGATAATGCATATATAGATTTAGAAATAAAGAAACCATCATCAGGCGATAAAGCAGCTGGTATTAAGTACTCACAATTTAATGCAGAGTTATGTGAGGAGATTGTAAAGCAATGGAGTAATGAAGGAGATATAATTGTAGACCCATTTGCAGGTTGGGGAACTAGAGCAGTAGTAACTGAAACGTTAGGTAGAAGATATGAAGGTTATGAAATATCACCTAACACATACAATAGAATTACACAACACATAGAGGGATTAGGATTAAGACCTAATATTATATTAGGAGATGGAGTGGTAATGGAAGTGACACCAAACGATTACGCCAATATGATACTAACATGTCCACCATATCACAAATTAGAATACTATGAAATAACGCCTAAACAATTGACAGCCATACCAAAGTATAAGGACTTCATTATCAAAATAGATGAGTGTATCCAAAATTGTTGGAGAGTATTAAAAGAAGATGGATACGCATGTTGGGTGGTTGGTGATTTTAGAAGTGAACATAGATGGGGTGGATTTGTAAACTATCACGGAGATGTTATTAATGGATTTAAGAAAGCTGGATTTAAACATTGGGATACAATCATATTACATAACCCATCACCACTAACACCTATTGTAGAGAGTAACTCTGCTAAATGGAAATACTCAGCTAAAGTACATGAGTATCTATTAGTATTTAAGAAGGTATTGTAGAATAGGTTACTACCTAATTTTAAGGTGGCATCCTGATACGTTCACTACAAAGGTGAGGTAGTGTGTTAAAATATATATAGATGTTAAAATAACACCCAATAACAATGGCATTTCAAAAAGGAAACAAACTAGCAACAGGCAGACCGGCAGGAGCATTGAATCGTTCTACGGAGCAGATGAAACTAACATTAGCTAGAGCTGCAAACAATACACTTAATAGCATAGCTGAGGATTTAGAGAAGATAAGAAAGAAAGACCCGGAGAGAGCAATAGAGCTATCACTTAAGATGATGGAATATGTCATACCTAAATTGGGAAGGACTGAGATTAAAGCTGAGATAGAACAAAGGATTCAGGCAATTAATATAAACATAACTCAAAAGGTAATAGATGAATCTGGAAGTTAATAGTACAATAACATACCAACATCAGGAAGATACAACAACACGTGTTACACATCATATAGGAGGAACTCGTAGTGGTAAAACATATGCTTTACTTCAATGGTGTATAGTAAAGGCGCTGACTAACAAAGAAACTATAACCATTGTTCGTAAGACAATTCCATCTCTCAAGCGAACTGTTATGAAAGACTTTAAAGATATCATGCAGAGCTTGGGAGTGTGGAATGAAAATGATTGGAATATAAGTGATAGGATATATTCATTCTATACTGATAGTACAATATCATTTATATCAACTGATGATAGTGACAAGTTAAGAGGATTAAAGAGTACTATCTTATGGCTGGAAGAAGCACAGGAAATTGATAGTGAATCTTATTTTCAATTACAAATCAGAACAACCGGCCCAATAATATTAAGTTATAATCCAACAATTTCACCACAGCACTGGGTTCGTGAAATGCAAGATTGCACTCGTTACTTCACAACATATAAGAACAACCCTTATTTAGATAGAACACTTAAAGAAGCTATTGAAGAATTAAGAACAACTAATCCAAAAGCATGGCAAGTGTATGGTTTAGGAGAGTATGTATCAAATGAGAAAGCTATATTCCAATTCAATACAATAGAATGGTTACCTGATACAGCTACATTAGTTTGTTTTGGGATGGACTTTGGATATTCTGCAGATGCTACGGCATTAGTAAGTTTATGGAAGCAAGATAATGAAATCTATTTGGTAGAACATTGCTATGAAAAAGGAATGACAACTTCGGATATCCATAATATGTTGAGTGGTGTTGTGAATGGTAGAGAGGAGATATGGGCAGATAGTGCTGAACCAAGACTAATAGATGAATTGTATAAGCTAGGTTGGAATATAAAGCCTGTAATTAAAGGTAAGGATAGCATTAACTTTGGAATACAGGTAATGCAGAATTATACTATAAACATACCAAAGAGTTGTCAGAATCTAATCAATGAGTTTTATTCGTATGAGTGGAGTAGTGATAGATTTGGAAAGCAATTAGATAAGCCAGTAGATTATATGAATCACTTAATAGATGCAGCTCGTTACGCTTCAATGATGAGGTTAAGTAACAAAGCAACAGCTGCCGGCAAATACATAATCAGCATAAGATAATATATAAATATATACAATGGATAACAAATACCTACAAATCGGAGAAGCTCAAATAGATGAGAAAGCAGTGCTAGAGATGGCAGCATACATTAATCATTTAGAACAAAACAATGCTAAACTATTGGAAGAACTTAAAGATGCTAAAGCATATCTAGCTGCTACACTACAACAAAGAGCAAGTGCAGAAGGTAAGCTAAGAAGTGTATTAGAACAAAGAGTACAACAAACAATCCCTATTACAAAGGCAGTAGTAACAAACCTATCAAACATAGAATTGATAAACCCAGAACAATGGGGAGTACCTGAAGGGAGAGTAATAACAACACCTAAATCAAATAAAATATGAATAAAGAAATAGAAATCAAAGTACCTAAAGAATGGAGTGCAGTATCCCTTAAAGATTACTTAGCACTTCGTAAGGATATGGAAGCGTATAAAGATGAACCTGAAGCAGTAGTAGCTTGTATGTTTCACCACCTATGCCATTTCCCAGTAGATTATTTGAAAGGATTAGATGTTGAGACCTATTCAGCTATTAAAGATGACTTGTTAGGATTCTTAGGTAAAACAGAACAGCCGTTACAAAGATTTATCAGTATAGATGGAATTGAATATGGATTTGAACCTGATTTAAGTAAGATAGCTTATGGAGCTTATGTTGATATATCTAAATACGATAACATAGGTATAGATGAGAAGTGGGGAGATATAATGAGTATTCTATATAGACCTGTTATTAGCAAGAATAAAACTCTATACAGTATTAAAGCATATGATGGTATAATAGATGGGGATAAATTCCTCAACGTAAATATGGATGTGCATTTCGGTACACTTTTTTTTTTAATAAGTTTACTAAAAGACTTGTTGAGTTGTACCCTGAACTCTTTGAAGATGGAGGAGCTACCAATCAACATCAAATCAATTTTGGACGCAAATGGAAAAGCTATAGCTCACTTATCCAACTCTCAGGTAATAATATAGATAAGATGGATGAAGTAGTAAAAGAACCATTAGAAAAATGTTTGTTATGGTTAGCCTATCAATCAGATAAAGTAGAGTTAGAAGATTTGATGCACAAAGATGCTATGAAGAAAATCAGATAGGTATATTACTTTTGTTAGGATAATTGTTAAATCAATAAACAAATCAGATGAAGTTAAAAACAGTACAGGTTGCAAACCATATTGATAAACCAATACCTTCGTTTAGTTCACCAAGAAAAAATAGTAGGGTTGGATGTCTTTGTAGAAATAAGAACACTTACTCTATTAAATGCTGTGATAAAAGTATGATGGCACAAGGAATAGGATTAATTTATAAAACAACGTAGTATGGGTAATCCTTTTTATAATGCAAATCAGAGAGCTAATAGTGGTGTTTACTTCGGAGAGACTAGAGGTAGAGCAGTACCACACAATAAGCGTAGAGCTTGTTTATGTGCTGATTCGGACACTTATAGTATGGATTGTTGTAATGGAGCACTTATAGGACAAACAATAGGCCCTACTCAATCAGCAGCAGTACAAAGAGGAGCATTTAGCTCTGGGTTCTCATCTGGATTTGACATCGGAAATATATAATAAAAAAGATAGAATAATGTCTCAATTAAATAAAACACAGCTAGAAGCAGAAAATCAAAGTAGCT